CTCGCGGTGTGAAGGAGGAAGCTGTAACCGGCTCCTCCGGATCATTATGTGAATCTGTTTTCGGTCCACTTTGATAGTCCAAATGACTTTTCTTGTCTCCAGGTATAATAATCGGGATCCTCTACGAGGAAACTTACATTACGCTCAGAGACAAAGTCATTGAACATATCGGATAGCGGTCGGAAGCCGACACCATATGAACATGTACGTGTAGTCAGCTCAAAATTATGTTCGTTAAGAACAAAGAGCTTTGGAATTGACATGGAGATTGCCTCTAAGGACATAGGTTCAAGAGAACCACAGCCTTCAGTTGCGAACTTTGTCAATTTCCTTCGGAGTCGAGAAACCAAACGACGTTCTTCCTGATCAGGATCAAATTCACCATACATAAATGGTGCAACTGATAAGATCTGGGAGAGTGTCTTATTCTCTTTCTCTTCTAGTGTTTGTACATATCCAATGGGTTCAACCAACTCATTATACCAATCTAGTTTCTGCAATAGGTGCGGTGGAACAACACGGTCTGAGTAAGCAAACTTCATAAGAAGGTTGTCCTCGGGTGTTGTTCTAGTTTCCATATAGGTTGCAAGTCTTCTCTGATACACAGTTGCATCATAATCCTCATAGGTCTCAAGACCAAAACCACCAAGATGACGTGGGATGAACCAATTTTGGTTCGTCTCAGCAGTCAAAGCGGTAAGCATAGGAATATTTGCAAACATGAACAGCTCATTAGCCTTCAAACGGAACTCAGGTGTGAGTCCTTCCAACAGTTTATGTTGTAAGGAATCCACAGTTCTGTAGTAGTTTGACAAGGTGAACTGATCATTGTATTCAGGGTGGATGAGGGACCAATTAACGTACTTAGTCTCAACAAGTTTATCACCTTTGATGGTGAATAACTGAGAGTTGATTGTAAATATGTAGGGGTGGACCCAGTTCTTTCCAATAGAGAGATACAAACCCACCATAGAAACTTTCTGTTTCCAGAGATCAATTAACTTTTGTGGTGCGATGAATAAGATATCGTCACCATTGATCTTCAAACCATAGACTTCGTAACAACGGGCCAAACTCACTTCTCTTCCTTCGTATTCTTCAACAACTTGTCTAAAAAGACTTGCGTTGATCATACATAAGAGAGGGAAAGAGAGAATGGAACCCATAAGTTGTCCGTTTGTCTGCATGGTTACATCTGGTACAGCAGAATTTGGTCGATTTAGGAATCGGTCGAAAAGGTCGGCGTCATAGGACCCGTCAATTTTGTCAGGAGAACATTTGAATCCATCAAGAGCACCACGATAGTGGATTTCTTGAGCAGAAACAACTTTCTCCATCAGATCTTGAACTTCATTACTGAGGTTCAATCTGGCCATGACAGTTCCGAGAGCTACACAGGTGGCATCACTATTAATAGTGTTGGTGGCACCCTTGAAGTCTCCAGAGACAAGGTTCCAGTCAGGGTTGAGCTTTTTGAGCTCAACGAAATGACTAAGATCACTTGTTGTAAGGGGATGATCAAGAGCACTGAAAATTGTGTTCGTCCGGAGATGAGAGTGCATATACTTTTGGAGTGGTACACCGACATAATTTGCCTTTGCAGCGGATTTGGTGATTACACGAACTTTAAAAGGTTCACGTAATGCAACAACGGTTGCGGGGACAGGTTTGTCAGCGTACGTACTCAAGCACGTCTCCAGTATCTCATCAAAAGCAGCTTTTACATCATAGCCTGGATAGGCCTTGAGTATTGGTGTGAAGGGGGGGACCTCGTCTTCCTCACAGTCTTGCGACTGTGTAAGAACACCAAACTGCCAAGATTTGACACGTTCTTCCAGATTTTTACAAATCACACGATGTGCGCCCTGTTGTCTGCGATTATTTTCATAGCAGGCAGCACTCGAAGGTACAGTCGGTTGGAATTCCAACAAAGGCTGTTCAGAACAAAGTAAAGAGATATCTCTCTTATCAAACTTTGGGAACAACTCAGCAACTGTTCGACCGAGTGAGTGAAGTGTTTCCTCATCAGTTTTGACTATCTTAGTCATATCTTTTTGATGATTCATTAACTCTTCTACAACAGTGAGAAACCTGACAGGGGACATCCCTCTTTTCAGTTGATTCATATCCCAAGCGAGTTGGATTTTAAGGTCCGACTCTTTCGAGAACATCTTCAAACGTAGGAACTTTTTAAAGTATCCAGGTAAGAAGAACTCAACCGTCCAGCGGGACGATTCAGGCATCTCCGCATAGAGATCTTGTTTCAATATCTTAGCACAATATGAAGACATTTGGAATTTTAAATAAGATTCCATACTATTCATCATGTCTAGGAGAATCAGGTCACGATATAAACGTCCTGTATCCATAGCGAGTTGACTTAGCGATTTTGGCTCAAAGCCATGTATCAGTAAGAACTCAACAATTGTGGTACAGTTCTGACGGCATCTATCTAATGTTGATTTCATCACATCCGTGTAGAAACGACCTTCATTATCTTCAAAATCATCTCTCCACCAGGAGATATGATCGAAGAAATTGTATCGTTCTTTATACAGTTCAGGATGAATATTACAAAGATTCTGCTTCAATAAAGTGACTGATTGGAAACCAAGAAGTCTAGCACACACATTCATGCGATAGGCACCACTATAATAGAGGGCATCGCTATCCAATGCGGATCGAAAATCATCTTCTAATGACAACAACAAAGTTTTATTAATTCTTAACAATTGAGTTAGGTGATAGAACTTATCGGAGCCTATCTTTACGATTGGTTTCTTTGTGTTGTTAGCGTGTTGATGATTGCGTGTACATAATATTACGAGGTAGCTATCCTCATATTAAAACACTATGTATTGGTTCTGATCAAGAACCGTTTCCCATCAGACGGCTTTCTGATAGTTGTCATGAAGTCACATGGGAATCATTGCTTACAAGTGCTACCCTTTCAGGTAGCACCCCCAGCAATGGACATGCTTAATAATTTCACTTCGGTGACTGGGTATTGTTCTACGAATTATTCGTAGGCCG